CACCGCCACAGGCAACGCCACGACCTCTGGCAACGCTGGTGCGGCTTCGACAAGCTCTCCGTTCACCGGGACAGCAACCGCTTCTCTGCCATTCCGCATTGTCGGTTTCGTGGAAAGCACAACATCCACCGTGGGCGATGCTTACACTGATCTTCTTGTGAAGATCAACGCACCCTACAACAACGCTGGTACGATTGAAGGTGGTCACTCCTACAATCAGCCTACTGGCGCTGGCGACTAATAGGGAGTCATAAAACATGGCTATTTCTCGCTCACAACTCCTCAAGGAACTGCTCCCCGGTCTGAACGCTTTGTTCGGTCTGGAGTACAAGAAGTACGAAAACGAGCATGAGGCGATTTACGAAACTGAATCGTCTGAGCGTTCCTTCGAAGAAGAAATCCAGCTCTCTGGCTTCGCTGCCGCTCCTGTCAAGGCTGAAGGCTCTGCCATCAGCTACGACAATGCTCAGGAAGCATGGACGGCTCGTTACAACCACGAGACCATCGCGATGGGCTTCTCCATCACTGAAGAAGCGATGGAAGACAACCTGTATGACAGCCACTCGGCCCGTTATACCAAGGCTCTGGCTCGTGCGATGGCGTACACGAAGCAGGTGAAGGCGGCTTATCCGCTGAATCAGGGCTTCTCTGGTGGCGCTTACAACTCCGGTGACGGCGTTGACCTCTTCAGCACTCTGCATCCTCTCGTGGGTGGTGGCTACAACAGCAACACACCTTCGACGGCTGCCGACCTGAACGAAACCTCCCTCGAAGCTGCGGTCATTCAGATTGCTGGCTTCAAGGATCAGCGCGGCCTCCTGATTGCGGCTAAGCCCCGCAAGCTGGTGGTTCCGCCGAGCCTGATGTTCGTGGCTACCCGCCTGCTGGAGACTGAACTCCGCACGGCGACCGCCGACAACGACATCAACGCCATCAAGACCAACGGGACGATCCCCGAAGGCTACTCTGTCAACCACTACCTGACAGACACTGATGCGTGGTTCCTCGTGACAGACGTTCCGAATGGCATGAAGCACTTCGAGCGTACACCGATGACGACATCCATGGATGGCGACTTCGACACAGGCAACGTCCGCTATAAGGCTCGTGAGCGTTATAGCTTCGGCGTGTCCGATCCGCTCGGCATCTTCGGTTCGCCCGGCGCGTAATCTACCGGAGGGGGGCTTCGGCCCCCCTTCTTTCTTTTGTCCGGGTAAAATCCCGCCACCTAGACTGTCCCGGCAGACGTTGCAGAGACTAGGTAGCATTCTCCTGCAAAGAGGTTATTCTCATGGGTACTACAACTTTCTCCGGCCCAATTCAGGCTGGCACAATCCGTGACACCACAGGCACCGTCCTTGGCACAAGCGTGGCCAACATTGGTCAGGTAGTGATGTCGCAGTCGCAGCGTATCACTCAGGCTGGGACAAATGTGTCCCCGAACGGCGTCTTCTCCACAAACATTGTCATTCCCGCTAACAGCACTATCACAGCCATTAAGGTTTATGTGGATGCGGTTTGGGATGGTGTGGCGACAACACTTGGTATTGGCACATCTTCCTCCGCAACATTCTTCACGGCTGCTGGCGCAGTTGCTGGCGGCACTCTCGGCATCGTTGAGGCCACTGCTGGCGCAAATGCCACCCGCGTTGACAACTGGATTGATGTCGGCGCAACTGACGTTCGCGTTGTTGTCACATCGACCAACACAGGCACGGGTACTGGTGCTATTGTTGTGGAATATATCCAGAACACGAACCTCCTGTAATAGGAGGTCGTAATGGGTCTGAATAACTCCAATATCATTGCGACCACTCGCACGGATGACGGGAGCATTTATGCCTCCCGCGCGCGTGTAAAGGGTGTTCACGTTACCACAACAAGTGCTGGCTCCGTTGTCCTAAAGGACGGCGGGGCTGGCGGTGCCACGCGCCTTAACGTGGCTATCGGTGCCAACTTCTCCGGGAACATCATTATCCCGGACGATGGCATCCTTTTTGACACCAATGTCTATCTCGACCTCACCAACGCCACTTCGGTGACGGTGTTCTATCAGGCATAACAGGAGGCTCGGATGGCGGAAATTGCTTCGGTATCACAGCGTGGCAAGTTCGAACCATTCGAGCTTCAAGTTTCCCGTGGCCAAATCGCTTGGCACCGGGCTGTAATTGTTTTCGGGTTCAACCCCGATGTTGACGCAAGCCCCGAGACTGTCTGGCCGGGTGGTGGGCTTCTAACGTTCCCATCTGCCCCTATCCAGATGAAGATTAGCTCTGCCAGCGCCAATGACACATCGAACGGTACTGGGGCTAGAACTGTTTTTATCGGCGGTCTTGACGCCAACCATAATGAGATTTCTGAAACAGTTACAATGAACGGTCAGACTGCCGTTCTTACAACGAAGTCATATCTCCACATCAATCAAGCTTATGTGGCGTCCGCTGGCGATCTCAAAGGGGCTGCCGGGAATATCTACATAGGAACCGGGACGGTTACAGCCGGGGTTCCAGCGACGATCTACGACATCATTGCCTACGACTACAACAACCGAATCACGGGCAGCTTCACTATCCCCGCAGGATACACAGGATACCTTTCTCAGGGGCTTTTCTCGGCTGGTCAGGGTGGCGGTTCAAACGCCGTCACTGGCCGCCTTATCACGCGCGGCACAAACAACATACCTTTAACGGCAGCCGTGACTACGCTTAATAACGGCACAGCCGACTACAATTTCGAATATCCTGTGGTCATCCCAGAAAAGACCACGGTCGAGGCTCAGGCCTTTGGTAGCTCAGAAAACAATGCCTGCTCTTCTCTCTTCATCTTGGCTCTCATCAAGAATGACGGTGCATAATGGCTTCTCCTGCATGGACTCGTAAAGAAGGCAAGAACCCTAAAGGTGGTTTAAACGCCAAGGGTCGTGCCTCTGCTAAGGCTCAGGGCATGAACCTGAAGCCGCCAGCGCCTAAGCCTAAGACAAAGAAAGACGCCGGACGCCGCAAGTCGTTCTGCGCGCGTATGTCTGGGATGAAGAAGAAGCTCACATCTTCCAAGACTGCCAACGACCCGAACAGCCGTATCAACAAATCGCTTCGTGCTTGGAACTGCTAATGGCCAAGAAACCAACAAAAAGCAAAGTGAATGCAGCCGGAAACTACACAAAACCCGGAATGCGTAAGGCTATATTCGAGCGTGTGAAGGCTGGCGGCAAGGGTGGTAAGCCCGGCCAGTGGTCTGCCCGCAAGGCTCAGATGGTTGCATTGCAGTACAAGAAGGCTGGCGGCGGATACAAAGACTGATGAAAAAGCCACAGCAATCACTGAAGGCTTGGACGGCGCAGAAATGGCGGACAAAGTCCGGCAAACCGTCCACCCAAGGCCCAAAGGCCACTGGAGAACGTTATCTGCCTGAAAAGGCAATCAAGGCGATGCCGCCGGGCGTTTATGCGGCATCTACTCGGGCGAAGCGTAAGGCAGTGAAGGCGGGGAAGCAGTTCTCAAAGCAGCCCAAGTCGGCGGCAAAGATCGCAAAAGGTTATAGGTAATGGTCGAGGACTTCATCCACCGCACATTCTGCTCGCGCAATGCAGCCCATCTGGCTCATTGGGCTACGAGCAGCTACGCGCAGCATCAGGCTCTTGGTGACTTTTACGATGAGGTGATCGACCTCACCGACAAGTTTGTCGAGGCTTACATGGGCAGCGTTGGCGAGAAGATCACTCCGTTTGAAATCCCGGCGCTTCCGAAGGTCAAGGACATCACAAAGTACTTGGCCACAGAGGCTGAATGGATTGACGAGAACCGGGCCGACATTGCCATGGAAATCCCGGCCCTTGAGAATATCCTCGATGAGGTTGTTGGTCTGTATCTGTCAACCATCTACAAACTGAGGCAGTTGTCATAATGTTCCAAGCCCTCCTTGGCCCCGGCCTTAAGATGATCGAAAAGCTGGTTGACCGGATACCTGACCCGGCAGCCAAAGAACGCGCATCTATGGAGATGCAGGCGGAGCTTCTGAAGTATGCTGCCGAGCAGTCTCAGGCGCAGATGGAGGTTAACAAGGTCGAGGCTGCCCATTCGAGCATCTTCGTCGCTGGCTGGCGTCCCTTTATTGGCTGGATGGGCGGGGTTTCGCTTGGGTATGCGTTCCTACTTCAGCCAATCCTATCTTGGTTCCTCGCCATTGTCGGCGTTGAAACCCCGCTCCCAAAGCCAGATACAGAGGCCATGATGGCTCTTGTAACTGCTATGCTCGGCGTCACGGCAGCCCGCTCGTTCGACAAGTGGAAGGGGACAGCCAAATGAGTGCCATCTATATCTTTGTGGTCGCCGCTCTTCTGCCGAATGGTGAAATGAAGTTCCTCCGGATGGAGGTTTTTCAATGCCCAGAAAAGGAAGTGGTTGAAAAGGTTTTTGAAGAGAAGATCAAAAATAACGAAATCGTAGCGTGGGGTGGGACATGCTTCATTGCCCCGGGTCAGTCAGGGGTAAAAGCATGAGTAATGTGGATGTCGCGGTGGCGAGATTAGAAGTTCAGGTTGAACGCCTTGAGGCGGACGTAACGGAGATGAAGGCCGACATCAAAGCCATGCGGGCCGTCCTCGATCAGGCTAATGGTGGCTGGAAGATGTTTCTCCTTATCGGCGGCGTTGGCGCTGCCCTTGGCGGGGTTCTCTTTAAGCTGGTTGACATGATGTGGGGTAAGTGATGCCACCGTGGATGAAGGTTGCCTATAGCCTCAACGGAACGAAAGAGTTCGCTGGCAAGTCCAACAACCCGAAGATCATTGAGTGGGCCAAGAAAATTGGTGGCTGGATTGCCAGCTTTTACAAAGAAGATTCGATCCCGTGGTGTGGCCTTTATGTGGCCCACTGCATGAGAGAGGCGGGGTTTCCCGTGAAGCAAGACGCCCTTTCTGCCCTTAGCTGGGGTGATTATGGACGCTCCTGCGAGCCATCGGTTGGTGCTATAATGGTGTTTAAACGCTCCGGCGGCGGCCACGTTGGTTTTTATGTAGGTGAAGACAAGGATGCTTATCACATTCTGGGTGGCAATCAGTCTGATATGGTTAATGTGGCGCGTATCGCGAAGAATCGACATGTCGATACGCGCTACATTAACC